GGACTCGCCTTGTAGTGCGGCAGTCCGCGCCTCGATTTCTTCCGCAAGATTCTGCACGGCGACCTTCATCTTGTTGTACTGTCCCAGTATGCGCTTCGTCTCTTTGATGCAGTCGCCGTGTTCCATGCAGATTCCTCCCCTTCTCGTCCGTCACCGTCCGCCGCTGTCCGATTCATGTCCGATTCACCATTTTACCGACAACAGTAAAATGGTTCACACGCACCGAAAGAGCGGCGTTTCTGCCGCTCTTTTTTGATGCTCAAAGCTCTCGCCCAGTCCGCAAATCATATCGCTTGATATGATGCACCTCACCAAAATTCGGCTCCTCACCGTGCTCTCTCGCCCATCGTCTAAATACCCTTGTCAGACGCTCGCCCAGCGACTCAATCTCTGCTGGCGTAAGATTGTCCAGCCATCCCTCCGCCGCATCGCCCGCAACATCGTACGCATCACGTTGCAGCACCTCAAGGATCCACTCTGCTTCAATAACTGGCTTAAACGGCTTATATTTGCCGACGTAAACCAAGCACGGCTTATCCCCCTCTGGATAAAGCTTTGCTTCCTGCCTCGCCTCAGCCAGTGCCTCCTCTATGCTGGCATATTGCCCAGTATAGGGATCGGTCTTGTTAAAAGTGTAACTGTATTCAATCATGACTGTCACCTCTCTCATACACCCGTCTCATCCAGTCTATGCACTCACGCACTCGCTCTTATTGCACATCTCCGGCAGATTAGCTCGTACAAGCGCCTCGGCAAAGGGCGGCGGGACTGCATTGCCGCACCTTGCGACTTGCGCCGATTTTGGATAACTCTTGCCATCTGCATCGCGGTCGATGATGTAGTCCGGCGGAAATCCCTGCGCATTAAATAACTCGCGCGGCGTGAGCATCCGCATACCGATATCCACGATCTGATACATCTCTCCGCGCACAACGACAAGTCCGAAATGGTCTTTTGCAGTGATTGTATGCAGTGGATCTGTAAGAGACTGCCCTTCGCCTTGACCGTAATATTTGACCAAGAATGCCTCAACAAGCGCATTATGATCTATGCTGGTCACTGTCGGCAGAGGCACCGTTACATCAGCCCCGGCGCTTTGGTAGCCTCCTGCAAAATACTTGCTGATAAATGCCGTCACCAGCCCGTAACGATTGGACGCATCTGCCGTCATAAGCGGACGGTCAATCGCCTGCCCTCGCACCTCCTTGCCTGATTGCTCGCCGTGATATTGTATGAGCAGCGGTGCCAGCCTCTTGTCCACGATGTACGGTTCTGGATTGTCGAGGACAAACTTTTTTAGCCCGCGTGCAATGCGCCTCATCGTGTTGCCACAAAGCGGCCTTTTGCGGGTAAAGATACTCGGGCACGGGATAGACCAGTCAATGATTTCCGCCGCCGTCCGCCATGGCCGTAATGCCCCGCCCGTCACAAACAGTGTAGACGGATCCCCATGCGTCGGCTCCGGCCATCTTATCGCCCGCCCATCGCATCGAGCAATAAGGAAAAACCTCTTGCGTATCGTCGGCGCTCCATAGTCGCAAGCTCTAAGCTCCCGCCAGTCCACCTGATACCCGTATCGTTTGAGCGCATGGACAAACCGCCGAAACGTCTGCCCCTTGCGCGATGGGTCAGGGAGATTATCAACGAGCGGGCCCCATGTCGTAAACTCCTCGACGTTTTCCAGGATGATGACGCGCGGCCGCACCAATTTCGCCCATCGGATTGCCACCCACGCAAGCCCCCGGATGGCTTTCTCGACAGGCTTGCCGCCCTTCGCCTTACTAAAGTGCTTGCAGTCCGGCGAGAACCACGCCAATCCTACAGGACGGCCACCGCACGCCTCGACCGGATCAACATCCCAGACATTCTCGCAGTAATGTTTTGACGCAGGATGATTGGCTCTGTGCATTGCGATCGCGGCAGGGTCGTGGTTGATGGCAATATCGACGCTCCGTCCCGTCGCAAGCTCAATGCCCGTCGAGGCACCCCCGCCTCCCGCAAAGTTATCCACGATGATCTCCATCACCAGTACCCCCGCATGAGGTTCTTCTCATTCACACGCTCTTGCAATTTCCCGCGCGCCTCCTCGTCATAGCCCAGAACGTGAAGCGCCGTTGTCGCTGCAGTCTTCACGTCCGTCAATTCCTCCGCAAGATGCTCTTTCGCCTCGTCTCCCCTATCCGCAAAGCAAATTACCAGAGCCTCAAGGCATTCCTTTCGCTCTTGGTCGACTTGCGCGAGGCAGCGCCCAACAAGGTACAAGCTCTTGTCCTTGTTAAAATGCTGCTTCAAATACCTCACGCACGGCTGCGGGCGCGTCATATCGACGACGCGCTTGCCCTCGACGCGCTTGCCCTCGCAATCTTTGAGCACCATCTTCAGCCAATCATTCTCAATTTTGAGCCGCTGCATTTCACGCTCATGCTCAATCAGCAGCCGCCGCAGTTCCCTCAGCTTCTCAAGCATTCCCATTGCTGCCTCCTGCTCCATCGCGCTTCCTCCTCTCAATCTCGCGCACGAGCATCGCCCGAAAATCTTCTTGCTCTTTTTGTGCAAGACTGTACCTCTCTGCGATATGCGCGACGGATGCAGCGTGCACGTCGATGTCCGTCACCATGTGTTCGAGCACCTCCGTCCGAAATTCCGCAAGGTGCGGCTTCATCGCCTTCTGCACATTGTCCAATCCGCCGCCTCGTTGTTTAAGCGCGTAGCGGAAGGCATACACCAGCGAGAGCCGCCCTTCTTGCGTCAGCTCGATGCCGTGCTTATGACGCTGCATCTTCCGCGCCGCCTCCCTGCCTCTAGCGATAAGCTGCTTCTGCGCCATGCGCTCCCTCTGTCGCCGCTCAAATCGGCGGCTTCTTTGTCCTCCGTGCCTCATGTGCATTCTCATTCCATGCCGACAATCTCCAAGATCAATGCGCCCTTCGAGCGGTTTCCCTTCCTCATCGCATCGCGCTTCCGTACGGTCGGATATATTCCCCATCTCGCAGTGGCTCGGCTCACACCTGCCATCTTGGCGATTTCATCAAGCGTTCCCTCACCGATGTAGACATCACCTCGGTACGCTGCATAGATTTTCTTCCCCATGTTTTCATCCTTTCGCCGTGCGCTCCCTCTGCGAATCCTTGAGATAGTCCTCTCGCAACGCTTGAAACATCGCAATCGCGGCAAGATACTCACTGCGGTATCGCATATTATCTGCATCACCCTCCAGATAGACCGCCTCAACCCGTGCCTCAAACTCCGCAAGAGAGCCACCCTTGCCGTCTCGCCAGCAGCCGCATTGTACGACATCCTCCGCCACGCGATAGACCGTGTAATCATTGCGACTACCGATAGGCCCGACTTGTACAATTTTCTGGCTCAAGTCTGCCCCACACAGGTCTGCTCCGTACAGGTTTGCCCCACACAGGTTCGCCTCACGCAAGTCTGCCCCACGCAGGTTTGCCTTACGCAGGTCTGCCCCACACAGGTCTGCTCCGTACAGGTTTGCCCCACACAGGTTCGCCTCACGCAGGTCTGCCCCACGCAGGTTTGCCTTACACAGGTCTGCATCACACAAGTCTGCTCCACGCAGGTCTGCCCCACGCAGGTTTGCCCAGCACAGGTCTGCCTCACGCAAGTTTGCCCAGCACAGGTCTGCCTCACGCAAGTCTGCATAGCGCAAATCCGCCTTACGCAAGTCGGCATCACTCAAATCCACCTTACGCAGGTCGGCTCCACACAGGCATACTCTGCGTAAATCTACACCATGCAAGTCTGCCTGCTTACCACCCATGTCCTTAAGCCACGCTTTATGATCTTCTAAAATTTTATTCAAAGTTGTCTTATCCATGTTTCTCACAACCTTCCGCCATACGCTTCTTTGCCATGTACTGCCCGTAGCTCATGCCTGCCTCATGTGCCCCAGATTCATTCCTACGGTATTTTTGCACCCATGTCTATACATCGCTATACCCTGTACAAAAATTGGTGCTCGACGCGCCTCCTAACGCGTTGCTCCATTTTCTCCCATTTCCTCGAGTTCCTGCATCATAATCTCGATGCGCGGGCGTTCCGCGTACCACTTGCCCAATTCGCCGTAGCCGACGATCTGGCTGTCATCGACGTACCACACGCCCTTCAGCGCGTCCTCCACGCCCTTGAGGACGTTGGACACATCCGGCTTGGTCGTCGGTCGCAGCTGCCCTGCGAGTGCCGCCTCCCGCTTGCGCTTGCTCATCGACTTCGGAATCGCCCGATAAATCTTGAGCGACAGTACCACCGCTCCCGTCACGGGCGTCTCGGGCGCGTCCTCGGCAGCAACGAGCCGGACGTACTGCTTGTAATCCCTGCTCTTGGCAGGGTCATACGCTTTGACAAAGCCGCCCTGCCGACTAAAGCGCGGCCTGCCCTGCGCCACAGGTTCGCCGAGGACGACGGCCTTATACTCTCGCATCTTCCTTGCTCCTTCCCGCTGTTCTAACCTGTCGCTCCGAGATTCCAAAGTGAACGCCGATCACTTTCTGCGTCACACCATGCTCGTTCAGATACTGTATCATGTCATCCTGGCTATAGTTTCCATGATTTTTGAACAGAAATACTTCCATAACGTAATCCAGTATTCCGATCTCTTCTTTTTGATGAAGCACAGCCTTTTTCAGCATATTTTGAACGATATCCTTGATGTCGGAATACGAGAGCCCTGCCATCGTTCCCAGTATGTGTTTCCACTGTGAATCGGTAATACTCGAATCATCCACAATCTCGGAAAATTGCTTGATAAATCTGCGGATTTCATCACGCTCCGGCACAGGAATTTCAATGACGGTCTGGAACCGCCGCCAAACTGCTTTATCGAGCATCCCTGCGTGATTCGTCGCCGCGAGGAGTATGCCCTCCTGCGAGAAATCATCGATGTTCTGGAGGAGACTGTTCACCACCCGTTTGAGCTCGCCGAGTTCATGTACGTCATCTCTGGCCTTTGCAATCGCATCAAATTCATCAAGGAATAGAATGCATGGCTGTTTTTTTGCGTATGCAAAAATACGATGAATGTTCTTCGCCGTATCCCCGAGCCGTGATGATATGAGCGTGTCAAACCGTGCTGTGACAAGAGGAATCTTTAACTCCGAAGCAAGATATTTTGCTACGCTTGTCTTCCCACAGCCAGGAGGTCCGTAAAGGAGCAGTGTTGTTCGGAGATTCAGTCCCATGGATATCATTTTATTTTTACTTTGGATTGTATTCCTGAAGTCGTCTAATGCGGCCTGAACGGATTTGCTGAGAATAATATGCTCAGCAGATGGCGCATAATCAATCTCTGCAATATCGAGGCGGCTTTCCTGATCTACTGGCAACGTTGTTAATGGCTCCATAGCCGCTTGACTTCCACCCGCACGATTCAATGCGGATAGGATACGTGTGCTCCCCTTGTTTTCCCCATCATTCTCCATCTTCTTTGCAAGGAGGCGGGAATAACTGGCGACTTTGACCGGATCCTTTCGCATTCCAGATTCTATAATTTTGATGATTTCTGCATAATACATAGATTCCTCTCCTCGTCAGCTTCGCGCTCTTTCTCTTGCGCCTCCCGCTTCCTGCGCTCCTTCTCCTCGCGCCGTATTCGCCCAATGGCTTCCCATGCCGTCGGATCGCGGCGCTTGCATGGAATGTATTCGGTCATGACACTCCCTCCTCGGCAAGACGCTCGACATTGCGATTGATTTCCGCCACCATGCGCCTCGCTGTCACCCTGTCCATCGCGCCCGAAAAGCGCATCTCGACCGCCTTGCGCCTGAGCGCGAGCCAGAGCCTCGCCTTTCGCCTCTCGGTCTTCGGCAATCCTTTCAACCATTCCATTTCCGTCACCCCCTAGATGGGCAAATCCTTTTCGTCCACATGCCGCCCACCGAATGGCACGACCGTAAAACGCGACATCTCCTTGCAAAATTCCAGGTTGACCGTGCCTAATGCGCCGTTGCGAAACTTTTTGACCGCCAGCTCCACAAGGTCGTCTTTGACCTGCTCGTTGTAATATGCCTCGCGGTACATCATGAGCACGAGGTCAGCGTCTTGCTCGATGCTGCCGCTGTCCCTGAGGTCGGAGAGCTGCGGCCGCTTGTCCTGGCGGCCCTCCACCGCACGCGAGAGCTGCGCCAAGGCGATGACAGGAATATCAAACTCCTTCGCCATGAGCTTGAGCTGGCGCGAGATGTAGCTCATCTCCTGCACGCGGCTTCCCTCGTCGCCCTTACGACCGCCCGACATGAGGTGCATGTGGTCAATCACGATCATGTCGAGACCGTAGCGCCCCTGAATCTGCCGTGCCTTACTGTAGACCTTGAGCGGCGTGTCCACGTCGTCCGTCTGGAGATAAAGCGTCGCTTTGGAGAGGATGTCGCTCGCCTGGAATACTCTCTCGTGCTCATCCTCCTTGAGGTCACTCGGATGCGAGATGCGCCGCGAGTCGATGCCAGAGATGTTGGCAATCATGCGCGAGAGGAGCTGGCTCTTGCTCATCTCCAGGCTAAAATAAGCCACATGCTTTTGGTGCTTTAGAGCCGCCGCCAGCGCAAACGAGAGCGCGAGGGCAGACTTGCCCATCGACGGACGCGCGGCGAGGATCACGAGGTCGCCCGGCTGCCATCCGTGCGTCATGATGTCGAGCGTCGACAGTCCCGACAGCACGCCTTGGTCACCCTTTTCCTGCTGCTGAAACATCCACTCCGAGAAGGCGAGCAGGTCGTCCGTCATCGTCGTGATCCCCTGCTCCTTGCCCATCGCAGCATCGGCGACGCGCGACTGGATGCCCGCAATGTCGACCGGCTCGCCGAGGTTCTGCGCAGCTGCCGCCACCTCCTCAGCGATGCCGATGAGCGCTCGCCGCTGCGCGTACTCCTTGAGCTTTTCGACATGCTGCGGCAAATATGCCGCAGTGAACGCCGAATTGCCCAACCCCGCCACGAACGGGATGCCGCCGATCTTCGCGAGTTCTCCCCGCGCTTTCAGCTCCTCGACGAGGCTCGTCAGCTCGACGGGTTGGCGCTTTTCCGCCATGGCGAGCATCGTGCGATAGACGACGCGGTGCGTTTCGCGATAAAAATCGCGAAGGCGGAGGACACCTGAAAGCTCGTAGATCTTGTCCGGCTTCGTGAGGATCGCGCCCAGCACTTCCGCCTCGATTTCAGGACTCGCGAGCTGTCCCAGATCCGCCAAAAATGCCATAGATGTCTCCTCCAGACCGCTCGTACAGCTCCTCGTTCTTCTGCGCCAACTCCTCGGCGTACGCCTTCGGGTCGACGTGGGTAAAGTCCCTCAGGCGCGGCTCTCTTCTTGCCTCTGAGGCTCGCCCTGCGCCTTCGGTGCGTGAAGAGGGCGGTGCGTTGCCTTGACCTTGTCTCCCCGCCCAGCCTCCTACGCTCTGTTTGAGAGGGAATACGCCCCGCCAAGAGTTTTCGACCGACTGATTCACGATGGCAATCTTTGTCGCCTCATCCTGCGCCAGCGAATCCAACTTAGAGAGCAACAACGACAGCGCTCGCTCCGTCAGCGGTGCCTTGATTCGCTTGCGCATCTCGACAAACCCCTCCAGCGCCTCCAGCAGCTCTTCGTTTTTCGTGTAGGAGGCAAACACCTCGGCAACAGCATTTTCTTTTTTTATTTTCTTTTTATTCTCTGTCTTGTCTTGTCTAGTCTTGTCTAGTCTTGTCTTGTCTTGTCTATTTAATGCCCCACAATCTGCCCCACAATCTGCCCCACAATCTGCCCCACAATCTGCCCCACAATCTGCCCCACAATCTGCCCCATTAAGAAGATATGTCGGGAGTGTCATCTTGTAGAGCGTGGTCTTTTTCGCTCCTGCCTTAAAATCAATCCAGCCTCTTTGCTTGAGTCTGTTCTTGGCGGCGGAAATCAGATGTTTACTGCCGATTCCGCTCAGTGTTTGCAGCCGCCGATCGGAACACCCGAACCACTCGCGCCACATCAGTGCGTTATCCAACATCAAAAGTCGGAACCATACCACTTGATCTACCGCTGGCATTGGGTCTGCCGATGTTTCCCTATCAAATGCTTTGAACCAATCTATGAGCCCCATCATGATATCTCGCCTCCTTTCCACTCATTTTCTCAGTCTGTAGACATCCGCGATCTGCTCGTCAATCTTCACAGGCTCAAGAATGTATTTCTTCAGAAAATCCCGCTCGCCCATGCCGTGAACCTCGTTGTGATGCTTGCGGCAGAGCGGCAGCGCTCTCATGCCAATGTGGCTGATCTTCTTGCGGTCTGTCTGTACATGGTCGACATGATGCAGCTCCGCTCTCCTGCCGCAGACGACGCACCGCTTTTTCATGAGGCACGCCCATGTGTACTTGGGCAAATCCTCGGCGAGCTTGTACATCGGCTCGCCGCACGGCACGTCGTTCAACAGGCAGAACTCGATGAGATACGTGATGTAGAGCCTTGCCGTCGTCCTGTCACAGTTGGAGAGACTGAACGGCTCTCGCTCGATGCTTGGCTCGACCTCGCGAAACATCAGCTTCGACAGCTCTTTCATACACTCGGCGGGCGTGTCGCTCCACCACTCGGCGATGCAGCGGATCAGCACATAGGCTTTTTTCCGCTGCTGCGCCGTGATCGTCCGCGCATCGGCAAACTCCACTGCAGCGACATTGTTCGCCCGCCGAATCTCTTCCCTCTCCCGCTCAGAAGAGACGGGAACGAAGAGCCAGAAACCCTTCTCCGTCTCTTTCGCGAGCGTCCCTGTCGTCAGCATCAGAAAGGAATGTCCTCGTCAGGGATGTTCCCCCAGCCGCCATTGTTCTGCTGCTGCGGCTCAAGCGTCTTCTTTTCGGGCACCTTGACGTTTGGCAGCTCCGCCTTCGGCAAGATGGAGATGCACTTGACGCTCGTGCGCACCTTGCCATCGTAGAGATACTCCTCCTCGCGGAACACGCCGCAGCAGAGAAGCTTCTTGAGCTTCTTCTCGTCCCAGTCCCACGAGGCGAGGCTGAACCCCTTGTTCGACTCCTCCAGCGCCATGAGCAGCCCCTTGAGCCGCCCTACGCTGTCGCCGTCCGTCAGCTGGTAGTAGAGGCACGGCCACTTCGCATCCGGATTCTCCTCATGGCGGCGCTGGAACTGCTTGAGGTAGAAGTCCTTGTACTCTCCCTCAGCGATGTCGAGGCTGAGCACCATCATGTTGCGCCCGCTCCTCGACTGCCGCTCTTTCGCCTCGACGATGCGGCAGATATATCCGCCCGGCGGCAGCTGCGGGAAGCCCCCGCCCTTGATTGCCATCGCCGAATCAAATCCGTTCGGTTTCATCATTTTGCGTTTCCTCCCATCTCCGGCGCGTCGTCTGCGTCGTCGTCCTCATACTTCTTCAATGCGGCGATCACCGCCGCCATGTCGTTGGGAATTTCCTTCTCGAAGCACCCCATCGGGCTTTTCGCTGTGCTATGGTCGGCCTGTGTGGTAAATACATACCTACCGTCCAAAGCCTTTGCCCACAAGACCGTTGTAAATTTGCTCTCCAAAACAATCTTGTCGAGCTTCCTGCCGCCTGTCTTGACGTGCGTCCACTGGTATCCGCTCTCGTCATGCTCTGTGATTGCATGGGCGATGAATACGACGGTCAGGTTCTCCCGCAGAAGATGCGCGTCCGATACGATGTTCCATACGCACTGGGCTAGGTCAAGGAATTTGTCATAGCCGCGTTCCTTGGCTCTTCGCATCTCGTCGTCCACCATGATGGTGGTCAGCCCGTCAATGACGAGCACGTCAAACTTGTCCGACCATTCGCCCTGCATTTTCTGGTAGATGCTCTCGATGGTCGGCACGCTTGATGTCTGCACATAGTTCTTCTTTGCGCCGTTGTATTGTTTCTTCCAACCGCGCCATGACAGCCCCTTGCGGTCAGCGTCGACGATGAATGTCCGCTCCGGATCGAGCGTGCGGAGCGACGTTGTCTTGCCGCTCCCGCTCTCCCCGTAGACGAGGATCGCTCTGCTCATAAGCCCGTCACCTCCACATAAAAGCTCGGCTCTCCCTGCGTGCAAGTCATGCCCGGGATAGGCACGCCGTCCGCTGTCACCACGCGCCCGCTGTCCGTCACTTGGAGCGTCTTCTTGTAGTCGCCCCAGCGGACGCTTTCCTTCCGCTCGATAAAGCTCTCGTCCTCCACTTTGACAAAAGACAGGAGCCTTGCACTCGTCGCTGCCACCTTCTCGCCGTCCAGCATGTACGTCTTACTCCCCGCGCGAAAGCCTACGCGCCCACTCGGCAGCTTCACCGACTTCTTCTTGCCATCCGCTAGCTTCGCTTCCACCCACGGACGCAGGAGCGACTGAAGGTGTGCGTCGCTCCCATCGATCTCCTTGAGCGCGTCTTCGCGCCACGCCTCGTGACGCGCAAGCATGCGCTGGTACTGCTCATCGATGAGAGCACGCGCCTTGGCGTTCTCTTCGAGCTTCTCCAGCACCCACTCCGCGCTGGATTCATCTGTCACCTCAAACGGCTTCTTCTCCATCTCTGCACTCATGATGCCAGCACCGCCTTTCTGTAAATGTCCGCACGCCGCGTCTGCGAGCTTGCGGACTCACGGATTTCCTTCTTGCGCTTGTCATAGAAGAGATCGGTATCCAGCGTCACGAACGCATCGCCCAGAATGGATTCCTCAAAATAGGTCAACTGGATAGAAACACGTCCCTGCCACCGCCGCATCTCGGCTGCGATGAGCGTCAAGTTATGAAACGCATTCTCCAAATCCACAAGCTCTTGTAGCTTCTTGGGCAGCCGCTTCGGAATCTTCATATCTACTCCTCCTCGTCAACTTCCTGCGCGCATGCATCAATCAGTACACCATCCGCATCCTCGATGATTTCGTGGAGGTTCATCGCTTCCACGATGTCTGTTGCCTCATCCTCGCTCTCCGCAGTGACCTCGATCGTACCGTTGATTTCAAATTCAACAACGTACTTCATTTGCATTCCCTCCGTTCCCGTGATATACTCACGGTGATAGTTATTCATCTGCGCCCTCATCGGTTGCCGCCGACGGGGCGCTCTTTCTTTTGCTGGAAACATATTTTGTTATCGCCTCGCCACACATGTTCGGCAGTGGTGCCCCTTTCTTGGTTCAGGTGCTTCCCTTTTTCTATGTTGCGCAGCGCGATGTCGTAGTGCTTCTTGCAAAGCATCTTGCCGGGCAAAGCAGGTTCATTGCAGCGGTTGCAAAGCCCCTCATGAAAATCCGTCTTCACGCGCTTTGCGTCGTACCGCGCCCTGTTCCTGCGACGTATCTTGAGCAAGCACTCCGTGCAGTGCTTCTTGCCTTTAGCCACTTTCTTCCCGCACCGTATGCACTCTCCATGCTCTATACGCCGCTTCTTCAACTGTGAAACCCTCGCAGCTGCTTGATTGAGCCGAGCCTGCTGTTGCGCTTCGGGTAGGGCGGCAAAAAGTTTCTGGTTACGTTCCACCTGTCTTGCGGCGCAGTCTGCGCACAGCGTTCTATGTGGTTCTGTAGCATTTTTGCGGCAGTGTGCGCAAATGTCGTGCGCCTTGCACCATTGATACATCTCTTGATTGTATGCGCGATTGTACTCCCGCTTGTCAAATCTCATCCCGCTCACCCTGCCAACACCACCGCAGCGGCCAATATACCAGCGACGTATACGATGCACGCCCAGCCGTAGTCGCTGATATAGTGCAGTGGATTCCATACCGTCTTCATGCCAACGCCCCCTTGTTCAGCTCGTCTGCATTCATTGCGCCATCTCCTCCTCATGCTCCGCTTTGCTCTCAACCTGTGCCCATGTCGCCGCATAGGCTTCAGCTCCATACCAACGCGGCAACTGCAACTGCTTCGCCGCGTACGCCTCGAAACGGCAGCCTGTGCTCTCTTTCCAATCTCCGCAAAACACGATGCCATCGCACTCGGTAAGTTTGGAAAGGACCTCCGCCATCACTTCAGCGTAGGACCTCCCTGCAAACTGCTTCGAGGCGGATATCCTGCCGACCGGGTTGTAAAACGTCGTCTGCGGCGTCGCCTTGCGCAGCAGTTCCTCTGCTCGCAGCGCACGCTCACGATTCTTCTCCTCGTCACCCGTGTACGGATGCGCGATGTAGATTCTCATGCGACTCGTCCCTCCCTATCAAAGATGTACTGCATAACCTCACCGTCTTCGTACTGCACGGTGATTATGCAGATGTTTCCATGCCTCCAGCCGAACATGCGGCTGAATTTGCACCTCTTCATGATGTTGCCTCCCTCTCTTCCTTCAGAGCTTGCAGCTTCTCTTTCAGTTCATCCATGCTGATGCCAGCCCACTGAGCGAACAGCGCAGGATTGATAAAATAATCCGTCCTCTTCCGCGTCGGGGTCTTCACTATCGCCACCCCGATCGGTTCACCGCCGACGGTCAGAAGACCACGCTGCAAACCTATTCGGATGAACTGGTAATTCTTCTGGACGATGCATGCGGCATCGCGCAGAGTGACTTTCATCCTCTCGCCCCCTCGGTCTTAAATACGACTTCATGCCCGACATGCGCCTTGATCAACCGCTCTTTCATCTTGGTCAACATGATGTTGTTATCCAACGCTGCCTGCAAAACATCGACCTGCTTCTTGCCGTCGATGTACGCCCAGACGGTCTTCTTTTTCATCCCTCTTGCCTCCCTTGCTTCTCTACAAAAATCTGCAACTCACATCCCACCGCTGAAACTGCCTTGACAGCTTCCAGCAGTTTTTCCATCGCTGGCAGCTCATCCGCCGTGAGCTTTCCATCCGCCGCGATGGAGAGCAGCGCCCTGTCCGTCCCCTTGATGCCCTCAAGCGCATTCAGAAACTTGACTGCCAAACGATCAAGCTCTTGCAGTTCCGCCTTGGGCATCATCTTCTGCCCAATGGGACAGGCGCTCGTGCAGTAGAAGTTCATCAACTCTGGCGCATGGTACGCGTCCGCCATGAGCATGACTTCCTCGGGGTACGGGTTCAGCGTACCGATCTCGATGCGCTGCATCCGTTTCCTGTCGATTCCTGTCTCTTCGCTCGCGCCCTCACGACTGCTGAGACGGTCGTTTTTCTTTGCGGCTTCCATGCGGGCTAAATAGTACCTATTCGCCGCCGTGGATGCCGCTATTCTGGTCATTTTCTACATCGCCTCCTTGGGGTATGATGGTGGAAAGAAACACATTACGCTCCTACACACTCTTTGTTATTTACACGTTTCGTGTAGTGATTCATCAAAAAAAATATTCATGTTGAACGACGGGAAGGCTTTCTTGAATTTGCCGAGGAAGTTTCCGCTTGGTTTCCTATCTCCGTATTCAATTTTGTCATACAAAGAAACAGAAACCCCTAACATCTCTGCCATTTCATTTCTCGTATATCCCTTCTCTCTGCGGAATTTAACCAACCAATTCATTTAATCACCTCCAATTACACGTTTTGTGTTTTTATATTTATATATTATAACACGAATCGTGTGATGTCAAGAGTAAATTATACATTTTGTGTGATTTATTTCACTCTCACACATAATGTGTTACAATGATAAAAACCGAAGGGAGGTTCTAATTTGCTTCGCTTAAAAGAACTACGAGAAAGCAGAAGTTTAACGCAAGCGGAATTGGCAAAACTGCTGAAGGTTTCACCTAGTGCCATCGGGATGTATGAGCAAGGTCGACGCGACCCAGATAGTACAACACTAAAAAAATTATCCGTTATTTTCAATGTATCAGTTGACTATCTCCTCGATAACCAACCCCCACAAAACGATTCCCTTCCCGCCCTCACCCCCAAGGACGAGCGACAGATCGCAAAAGATCTGGAGAGCATCGTCGATTCCCTCAACGGTGCAGCAGCCATGAGCAACGATCCTGACGACGAAGAAGATCGTGAAATGCTGAAAGCCGCACTTCTGCAAGCCATGACGCTCTCAAAGCGGATCGCCAAAAAGAAGTTCACACCGAAGAAATATCGCCGAGAGGATTGAGCCATGAATCCGCGACAAGTTGCCATTGAGACTGCGGCTCGCTACGACACGAACAATCCCTTTGAGATTGCCCGTGAACGCAATATCAGGATTCTGCATCAGCCGCTGAAAACGACCCTCGGATTTTATGTGCGATACCGCCGCATTCAGAACATCATTCTAAACGATGCTCTGCCGGAAGAAATGCAGCGCTTCGTCTGTGCGCATGAACTCGGACACTCCATCCTACACGCCGATCTCAATGTGCCGAAACTCACCAGCTACACACTTTTTTCGCGCGACAAATTTGAGCTCCAGGCGAACACTTTTGCCGTCGAGCTGCTACTTTCCGACGATCTGTTGCGCGAATATCCTGAATGCAGCATACAGCAGCTTGCAAATTCTGTTGGCGTGCCGAAAGAATTTGCAGAGCTGAAACGCTGCCATGAAACCTCTACATTGTATAGGAGGACATTATGAATCCATCCGATCTCAAATTCCCATGGTATTTAGAAAACGGGTGTTTCATCACTATTGCTGTAATCGCCGCCGTAGTGCCAGTCGTTGCGTTTTTGCTGATTCCGCTCATCCTTATGCGTTCAAACATAGAAAAGGCGCACATCGCGCAGGGAGCAGAAGCCAATCGTCAAGAGCTCCTGCGCATTTACGACACGGAAAAATCCATCATTGGGAACGCACAAGCGCAGGCAGAAGAATTGACGCGCAACTCACAACAGCAGCTGAACTACCTAACGCAGCAAATAAACTATACAAATGCCGAAATAGAAAAGAAAGCCTTCTACATCGCCGAGGTCGACCGAATCAAGGAGGAAATCGACAAACTCGAAAAGAAATTCGCCAGCAAACAAACCAAGATGGATCGCTTGATGTCCGTCTATAAGAGTGTCGACACTTCGCTCAAAACCTACTTCAAAAATCAACCTCGCGACGATTCCTACCTCCTGCCTTTGGAACTCATCATAGAAATCAAAACCCTTGCCCCTGCTGTGATTCTGCGCCTGCACAACATGGAGTATCAAGACCTGAGAAAAGCCTTCCGTGCGAATGAAAAAACCATCGACGAGACCCTCGCCCGCTACGAAGACCGCTATACGACAAAAACGAATCGCGCCATCTATCAGCTCATGGTGCTTGCCCTGCGTGCAGAGCTGCAAAATATCCTCTATACGCTCAAATACTCCAAGCTCAAGGAAGCGACCGACAAGGTAAAAGAGCTGTCCGTCAAATATCTGAACATTGCCCAAGACGGCAATCGCAACATCTCCTCCACCCTCGTGCGATTCATCGGCGAGATCGAGCCGCTATTCATCGACGCGGTGAAAATTGAGTATGAATACTACGTCAAGCGCGAAGCCGCTCGACAAGAGCAGGCAGAACTCCGCGCTCAAATGCGCGAAGAAGCCGAAGAGCGGAAACGCCTCGAAGAGCAGCAGAAGCAAATGGAGCAGGAAGAAGAGAAGTATGCCGGCGAGATCAAGAACATCCAGCGCCAGATTCAGTACACCGAAGACAAAGAACGCATTCGGCAGCTATCCATGCGGGTCGCCGAGCTTCAATCTCAAATGCGAACGTTGGAAAGTAAAAAAGAAGAGATTGTCCGTCTCCAAATGGGCAAAGCAGGCTATGTCTACATCATCAGCAATCTCGGCTCCTTCGGCGATGACGTATTCAAGATCGGCATGACGCGGCGCCTTGATCCGCAAGAGCGCGTAGATGAACTCGGCGGCACAAGCGTCCCGTTCAAATTCGACGTGCACAGCTTCATCTTCTCGCAAGATGCCGTGAAACTCGAGTCATCCCTGCACGCCGCTCTAAGCGATGCCCGCTTAAACAAAGTCAACTTGCGCAAAGAATTTTTCAAAGTCTCACTTGACGACATCGAAAAGCTTGTCAACGAAATCGAGCCGAGTGCTCCGTTTAATCGAACGATGGTCGCCGAACAATATCATCAATCGCTCTCGATGCAAGACGAACAACAAGAAACGAGGACGCTTCACTGACACAGAAAGGATGATCGTTATTGTGCTGAAAAAACAAATTATTTTTCTCATTTCTCTACTCCTGCTGGCATTTTCCAGCACCGCGGCTGCGGCGAACTGGCAATGGGTTGATTCCAACGAAAACATTGGTGTCTTTTTTGATACAGAAAGTTTGAGATTTTCCCGCATAACCAAGGGTGGCGTTGATAAGAACATCATTTATTTTTGGTCTCGATACGTTTGTGATGATGCATATGCCCAAAAACATCCTTATAATGGGAAATTTATTAAATATAGGCTCCAGTATCAAAAATTAAATATAAGTGAAGAGACTATCGCGACATTAGAAGTTATTAGCTATGATGCTAACGAAGAAATTATAACTAAAACAAGCAATGTAGCCACAGATCGTGTTGTTCCAGGAACATTCTTCGACACGGTATGTAGCGCAGTTAAAGAATATGCACGCATCCATGCCGAAGAAATTACTGATCGCTCCATAAGATGAAAACTTGCAAAAAAATAAAGGCATCCAGCAAACACCTTTATCACATCACGGCATCATCACACACCTAGGAAGAATCCGCGATTTCTTCTCACCACGGTAGACAACTAGGAAAATTCTACGATTTCTTCCTAGCTGCAAAGCAAACCTTTACAACTGATCATTCCGTGCACGCGCACGATATGATAACACTCCGACAACGAGGTGGCGTCTCATGCGACTTCCCAACGGCTACGGCAGCATCGTCAAACTCGGCGGCAAGCGCCGCTGTCCTTTCGCCGTAAAAATCACCGCAGAATGGACGGCGGACGGCAAACAGATACAGAAGTATCTCGGCTACTACAAGACCCGCGCGGAAGCCCTCAAAGCGCTCACAGACTACAACGAGCATCCTTATGACATCGATGCCCGCGCAGCAACCTTCGCCGAGCTGTATGCCAAATGGACGAAGCTCACCTACACAGATCGAGACGAAAAGATCCCACATCCCTACACGGCAGCCTATAAGCGTCTGCCCAATTTGCATAATATGCCCTTCACAGACATCCGGGCACGACACATCCAAGGAGAGATTGACACCTGTCCACTCGGATTCTCCACTAAGAAAATGATGAAGACGCTTTGCAACAAGCTCTTCGCTCTCGCCATAGACTGCGAACTTGTCACGACGAACTATGCCACAAATGTCAAACTGCCGCCTGCTGAAGCGAGTCGCATTCATCATCCATTTGAGCCAGAAGAACTTGCGATTCTCTGGCAACATCTAGACGACGAGGGAGCACGCATCGCCATCCTGCTCTCCTACACAGGTTGCCGCCCGTCCGAACTTTTGAAAATCCGAAGCGAAAATGTGAACATCAATGAACGCTACATGACGGGCGGCATGAAAACTGCCGCAGGCAGGAATCGCGTGATCCCTATCGCCAATAAGATTCTGCCGCTCGTGCAAGAAGAACTCGCCAAGGGCGGCGAATATCTCCTGCTTGACCGTCGCGACGGCAAACCCATCCTCACTTATGACCGCCTGCGCGGTCGCATCTGGGAGCCGAGCAAGGCGCTGAAACTTCTTCCGCGCCCCCACCTCGCCCACGATGGCCGCCATACCTGCGCCACACTGTTGGATAATGCAGGTGTCAATCTCAAGGTTTCGCAGCTCATCCTCGGGCACTCTGCCCGCGATATTACGAGCCGCGTCTACACCCACAAAACCATCGCGCAGCTTGTCGAGGCCATCAACAAAATATAG